AGAGACAATAGACAGACCAATAGATTCCACCTATCATCTTTAAGATTACCGATAGATAATCCCTATTACCAATAGATAAACTCAATGGAATCTTAGAGATTGTCTTGGGGATGGTCTTTAGGTTGTCATTAAGGAGGGTATATGGGGGTATCCGTGAGGTTTAAACTATGAGATGGTCTCTCAGATTTTTCTGGTAGATTTTCATTGAGATGCACAAGGAGTAACCAAGGTACTAAAGGATATCTTAGGGACTACCTTGATGATAGCTCTTGATGATAGGACTTAAAGATAGACCCTAAGACTTGACTACAGACACTAATTACTATGCAGTGTTAACGGAATAGTAATTGAGCGAAAGCAACCAAAGCTGTCTTAACGACTATACCTCCATCATACCACAGGGCTACGTACAGAGCTACTTGAAGTACAATAGAGGTCATTGGTCTTAGTAGTGAATTAACCATTACAATATACCTCACTTAAAGTAGCACTTATGAGAGTTTCACTTATAGATGACTCACAGAAGTCTTAAAGATACAAAGTGTCTATCTTAAAGATATCTTATAGTAACTTTCAGTCCCCTCTCTCCCTATAGTCAGGGTTAATTAATGTTAGTGTAAACTAATATAAGAAGAACCCTTGTCCCATAAGGCTTCCCGAAGGAAAACTTACAGAAACAAGAGTCTTCTCACTTTATGATAGTCTAAGCGTTAAAATCCACAAAGATTCAATCCAGAGAAATCATTAGGGTCATCCTCGAAGTAAACCTCAACATCTCCCTTTAAGATATGAACATGGGATTGGTCAGCTTGTAGAGCATCTTTACCTAACATCTCCTCTAACCACTCAGCAGTAGTATCATCAGCACCAGCCTGTGAGTCCTTCTCAAGCATCTCAACGAAGTACGCTACGCCAATCGCAAAGGCATCCAATCGGTCATCATGAGCTAATGCACCACGTTCACGAGTAAGACGAGTAAGCTGATAGAACATAGAGTATTTGATATCGTGAGTACCATCAACGTTACGAGCAGTCTGATAGTCCTTCTGAATGGCAGACTCCATGACAACGATACGGTGAGCACCCATTACAGGCTCCAGAGTGTCCGCTATACGCATTTCTTTCTGACCTGTACTCTTGGTCTCGGTTAGAGCACAACGATGCACACGGTTAAGTACAGGGCTAAATATCTTGAGGAACATACCGTCACCGAAGTTACCTTCACATAGGACTTCGTTAACGTTCCATCGTTTAGCCACCTTAGCGAGAGCTTCAAGAGTTGAATCCTCGTAGCCTCCACGGAAACCTCCAGTCTCCATCAAGTAGATATAACCGTTAAGGAAATACAAGACACAGTAACCAGTTTCATCCTTACCACGACCAGATGGGTCAATTGCCATAATCTTGGAAGTGTAAGATGCCTGACGTTTGTCTGCTACATCATAACGATGGTAGGTATCACCTTTAAGTCCCACTTGAGGAACGTTCTGTAAGAGATTCTGAGGGTTTGGAAGCCAACCGTAGGTAAGTGGAGCTTTATCTACTTCAAGAGCCGCTACGATGAAATCACGAAGCTTCAGAGGGTATTTCTCAGCATCACTCAGGTTAGGGTTCAGCATGAACTGTAGAGCAAAACCAGCTTTACCATAAGACAGTTCACGTTCCCGTAAGTCTTCATCATCGAATCGTACAGGGTCAGTAGGTTGCCACCAGTAAGCTTCAGGGTTCTCCATTAGTTCATCTTTAAGCATTGGGGCAAGACGATTACCATAAGTCTCTAAATCGTTCATATCTTTAGGATAACGAGCTGGCCAGATAGTAGTCTTGTAACCACGGTTCTCAAGCTCTCTGTATAGCGTCATTTCGCATTGTGGAGTACCAAGGTAGATGATAGTACCATTAGGCTTTAAGATAGCGTCAAACTCCTTTACAAGCTCTCCAAGACGGTCTCTTGCAGCCTGTGTTGCAGAGTTATTAGGAACCTCAACGTCATCCGCAATGAGAATGTCTGCACGAGAACCTGTAAGCTGACCTGTGATACCCACTGATTTTACAGAAGGAGAGTGGTCAGGTTTCGCCAAGCCAACATCGAAAGAGATTACACTGTCACGTTGCTCAGGACGAGGTTTCAACTCATGTAAGAATGGTAACAAGTCAATGATACGCTTAATGAAGATAGAGTTAGCATCAGCACGTTCCTTACTTGCAGATACAATCATGAACTTCAACTGAGGGTTATTCCAAAGCTTCCAGACCACGAAGGCACACGTAATAAATGACTTACCAATACCACGGAAAGCCTGTAAGATGAATCGTCGCTCATCACCAGCAGCAAGCTTTCTTGCCATATCCTTCTGACACCGTGTAGGCTCAGGAAGGTTCAACGCTCGCCATAAAACCATAAGGAACAACACAAAGTCATTCTTCATGGCCAACAGTCGGCGTTGGTCTTTAGTTAGATACTTAGACACATTGTCCTCCTTATTGAATGAATAACAATCATAGGAGCCCCCTAAAGAGATGACTCCGAGTTTATTACTCAGGGATTACTTCATCAACCACTTCATCAGCAGTAGAGTCAGCTTCACCACCAAAGTTACTATCAGCAATAGACAACTTAGCGGAACCTTCATAAGACGAAGGGATACGAACGTCAGTTGAGTCCTTAACGATGTTCACAGTGCAAGCACTAAGAACAGCAGCAAGCAGGACTGTAATTAAACCTTTCTTCATTATTGAACACACTCCACGATTCCACAAGCAGCTTGAGTTAAGCCAGCTTCAAGACCAGACAAATCGACACCTGCAAATGCACCAAGTGCCACCAGAGCAGCAGTTACGATAGCTGCAATAAAACGTTTCTTCTTGTACCACATAGACAATCCTCCTATAGTGTGGGTTATTAATTTAGAGTGTAAAGGTCAGATTCAGTTACATCATCAGGGAGAGCTGAAGCTAATTCCCCAAGGATGGATTCATCAGGCTGAACCTTTGAGATGTTGAACTTGTGACGGTCTAAGAGCTTACCAATAGCGTTGTAAAGCTGTGGAGTACGCTTCTCAGGGTCTTTAAGGTCTTCCAGCATCAGACGAGCAGACTCCGAATCGAGAGCCTGTAAGAGCTGTTCTAAGTTCATTAAGTACCTCCTTATGCAAATGGTGTAGTGACAATCTCAAATGTAGTGATTGGATTCACTGAACCAAAGGTGATTGATTGAACACGAGCTGTTTGATTAGACTCAGCAGTTGCAGGTCGAAGCATCACAGCAAGATTCTTATAGGTATTCGTCAAGGTGAACGTCAAGCTTGCCGATGTACCACCTTCAGGGATAAATGCTGTCTGAATCTCAGTCCAGCTATTAGCGTAGATTGGGTTATCATTAGTGAAGTTCGTAATGATTGCTTGAGTGTTGTTCCATTCTGTAGCTCCATTATAAGCCAACAAGCACAGGTTATTGCATATTGAGACATTTCAGCTTCCATCTCAGGAGTTACTTCCATAAGGTCTCCGTACTGGTCTAACACAATGTCAGCTACAGTAGGGTCAGACGAATAGGTTGCCACTCCATAAGGAAACGATAGGTTAGGCTTTGTGTACAGTAACTGATACTTTCCGTCATTCTTAACGTAACCATCAGTACCATTCCATCCAAACTCTACCGTGTTTAAGGAACGAGGTGTAGGCATTATTTATCCTCCTTTCGTTTTAATGTTTTATATAAGACTGCCCAAGCTTGAACTACGGTGTAACCTATAGCTGCAACGTAGAACCAATCACTTAAAGTCAGTCCAAAGATTCGAGTCACTACGTCAACGCCAGCAGCTCCAACCACTGGCACTGAACGAATCACTGTGTCCCCGAATTGAACTTCGAGAGACATTACAAGTTACCTCCTTATGTAGTCTTTAATTTAAAGGGATAGTCCAGTTGATGAAGAAGAATGTCCCTAAATCAGTATCTGCTGTTGATATTATTGAAATAATATCACTATTTAGGCTTCCTTCTGCATAACTTGGGATTAAATTAACATGATTCCCTTGTACTGGTTGGAAGAAGTTACCAAGTGAGCTTAAAGTTTTACCAGTCGGTAGTTTCAAGACATTATACGTGTTAGCTGATTGAAATGATTTCACACGGATAATACCAACCACTTCAATCGTCTTACCATCAAGATAACGCCATTTAGTTTCTCCTACATTATCTCCCCAAACACCTGCTCTTATCCATCGAACCGAAGAAGAACTTCCTGTTTCCGGTTCTACAGCACTCCACTCAGTAGGATATTCCTGAATCTTTTTCAGTAAAACATCTTGCTCAATTACATCTACCTTAGTTAAAACACCAGAAGGCTGTGTAGAAGTAACCTCAAAGATTTTGGCATCAGTATCACTATACCGAGACATGTTTAGTCGGTTGATTGTGATAGGTGAGGGGAAAGTTGTAGTACGTTTCATCCAAAGCTCGTATTTAAATTCGTCAATCTTACGAGTATAAAATTCTGGATTACTTAGACCAGATGATAACTGAGTGATTTTCATAGTTAATGTATTATTACGCTCTTGCATCATTACGTAAGCAGAGAACGCTCCTATACTACTACCAAAATCGTGTCCACCTGAAACTTGGAAATTGATGAAGTCCCCAGCCGAAGAGGAACTTCCAGCTACTTGAGCAATTTTAACCCAAGTTCTATTATCATAAACAGAATCTCCTCGTGGTAATCTCTCAGCAAAATCTTTCTTAATCTGAGTGACTTCCATCAGACCTTCATCAGCAACCTTACCAGCAGCTTTAATCGCATAGACGACCGTCATGTGTTTAACTTCAAGAGCACTACCAATCTGAATATCAGGGTTAGAGTTCTGAAGACGCATGTTGGTTGTCTGACGGATTGCATTAGTCAAGGCATTAACTGTAATTGCAGGAGCACTATAAGATGTCAATCCTGTCCAGTTTCTTGAAGCCCTAAATACCCAACGTCTATTAAGACCACCACTTGCACCACCACCATTATTATCAGCACCACCTGGGGAATCCGAGAAGAATGCACCACCATAAGCACCTGTAGCGATATAGAGGCCATGACCAGAACCAACAAAGAACTCACCACCGATTTCCATAGTACCTCTATCGTGCGCATGAGCCTGCTGAGAGGCTGTATGTGTATGCGAAATATCAACATCATGAAGCAACGCAGGAATAATCGCAGGAAACTTCTGATAGATGTTAGCTAAGTCACTTGGCATCTTCAAATAACGACCACGCATATCTGGTAATGTAGTAGAACCTAAATATGCATATAAATCAGGATATTCGTCCTTAGAGAAGGTAGAACCATCACACGTCAGATAACCAGCAGGAGGTGTCTTAACGAACGGGAAGATGGAACCAATAGGAACAGCACCAAGGTCTTTAACGTCCTGTACCGCTTGAGCAGCATCAGCAGCAGCTTTAGCAGCATCAGCAGCAGCTTTAGCAGCATCCTGAGAGGCTTTCTCTACGATTGGGACTAAAGGTACAACTACCTGTTCCGCATCTTCAGCAGCTTCTTTAGAACGATTAGCATCAGCAGCAGCAGTCATAGCCGTACCAGCAGAAGATAGACACTTAGCCTCAGCTTCAATAGAACGTAACTCTGAGTTCTTAGCTTTGTTTTCAGAAACTTTAGCTGCATTAGCAGAGTCTTCAGCTCTTTTAGCATTGTTGAAAGTCGAGTTATCAAACTTCTTCAACATACCATAGTTTACCGCATCGGTATCATTCTCTGCATCGGCAAGGTTAACAATCTTACGACCACGGGCGTCTAAGTCACCATTATCATCAACAGCAATAGAGTCACCTGCAAGGTCACGAGCTTCCTCAGCAACATGAAGAGTTTGAATCTGTGAAAGGTTCAAATCGTATGCACGAAGAATAGAACCATCATGAAAATCTACAAGACGGTCAGTAGCTGAAGTGAATCGACGAATCTCAATCTTATCGTAACCTACAGGACTTGGGTCTGATAGACCGATAGTCGTCTTTGTAGTAAACCGATAGTCGGTATTTAAAGTCAGAACCTTACGGTCTTGACCAATAAGAGTAACCACTACGAACTTACGAGCAAGATACTCGAAGGGAATCGTATAGTCTGTTTGACCTGTGATATCATAAACCACAATAGTCTTAGGAGCACGAGTGCCTGACATAAAGCCTCCTCTTAAAGTTAATCTTATAGAGAGGAACTTTACGCCCCTCTCTCCCTATAGTCAGGGTTAATTAATCAAGTTACTTCATTCGTTGCATGATTCCTTGTTCCTCAAAGACTCCTAACAGGACAGCTTGTGAAACAGGGTCATTAGGAATCAACCCTTTCAGTCCATTGTAAAGACCAGTCCGATATTGAATCTCATCGTATCCTGTAGCTCCCATCATTCCGATAGCGTTATAACCAACCTGATAGCCGGACTTTAAGATACCAGCAGCAGGAATCTGGTTAATCAACTCATCTCCAAACTGAGGAGCATAGAGCAGAGCGCCTTTAGGACGCTCTACAGGAGGAGTCGGTAAGATACTTGTACGGACTTGCTTCGCAGGGTCAAATCCCAATGGAGCAGCGAACATGTTAAATAAACCTAAAGGTGAACCTACGATTGAACTACGTGAAATAGCCGCATAAGCAATCATTTTATCATTCAATGCATTGTCCAGATACTCTTGACGTTGTGCTTCTGGAATACCTTGAGCAGCAACTTGGGCGCGAATCGCATAGAAACCAGCAGCTAATCCCATAGACAGTACAGCAGCAATGGTCTGGTCAATGGCTCGTCCATTCTTAGTTCCTTCATAGATTGCACGGATAGTACGACCATTCAGAGACTTAATAGTGAACGATTTGAACTGCATACCAAGTTGAACCAATGAGCCATATGCTTTGGTGTTCTGCATGGAAACTTTGGTAGGACGAAGTATAGCTTCATCGGCCATTTTATCACCAAGACGCCACAAGTCCATCGCACGAGGGTCACTCGCAAAGGCAGACTTGTTGTTAATCTTGATGTATCCGTTAGAATCCACTGTCGCATAGTCCCGAATGAGTTGCTTAACGTTCTCGAATTGTTCAGGAGTAACACTTGAAGATTTCAACATACGTTCATCAAACATAGTCTTACTTCCAAACAGAGCATGATTAGCAACATCAGCGATAGTGCCCATACGAGCAGAATCAATCATGTAGTTTGTTGAGGCATTCATGAAGGTAGTTAAAGGGTTACGAGCAGCAGCTTCTTGAGTTGCATAACGTAGACCTGCCAGAACCTTTGCTGAAGTTTCACCTAAAGGAGTTGTCTCTTGGATACGTTCTTTAAAACGACCATAAGACGGACGCATTAGGTTAAACACCTCTTGACCAAACAAAGCACCATGAAGCTCCTGAAGCTCCTCTTTAGGCATCTTTGTAGCTCTCTTAGTAATCCACTCACCAAGTAAAGGAACACCACGAGTAAGAGCCTTAACGTTACCTTTGGCAACCATACCAGCAATCTCTGTAATGTTCATAGCACCCATATAGGCGTTCTTAGTGGCAAATGAGATATCAGTCAAAGAACGAGCAATATGGTCAAACGCCGAGTCAGGGTCTCTCCGAGCACGACCAGTTAGAATCTTAATCGTATCTTTAAGAGCCTCAACATCACGTTTACCTTTACCGTCTGAACCAATTGACTTCTCAAGAGCAACAATCTCATCCTTTAAGTCTTTGGTTGATTTCCCTGTGGCTCCCATGATAGCAATATCACCATTGACACGTCTATCGTAGGACTGCATGATGTGTCCCATATCGTAGCTCCGTAGGTCATTCACTGAGAATGTTTGACCATCAGGCATTAGGACATTCATATCAGAATCAAACAGGTTACGAGCTTCAAGGAACTTGTTGTGCTCAATACCCTGTAGGAAATCCAAAGATTCCTCAAGGACTGAGCTATAAGAGAACTCATCGCTGTTAGAGATACCGTAGGCTTTCTTCTCAGCGTAGTCTTCTACAAGCTCTTTAAGCTTTGCATCAACCTTATCCATTTCGATGCCTTGAAGTTCATCCTTAAAGAACTCTTGGAAACGAGCCTTCACCGTAGGACGAGACTCAAAGGAAGTCATCCACGATTTCTTAATTGCTTCTTTCAGACCATCTTTACCACCGAAACGAACAATAGCGTTAGCCTTAGCTGCATTATCATATACTTGAGGAACGTAAGTACCTTCATGACGAGATGACTTCAGGATAGGCTGTGCCTTGTCGTTACCAAATAGACGAGGGTCTTTAAGATACTCACCTTTCTTATCGAAGTGTTGTTTGACTGTCTGCATGAGTTTCTTCTCGGCTTCTGAAAGGAACTGCAAAGCTTCACCTGTTTGGTCTTCGATTGCATGAACAACCTTACGATAAACAAGAGCTTCCATATCCTCACGAGAACCTTTAAGATTCATGTTAGCAGGGTCATTAATAACATCTTCCATTCCCTTGATGATTGCGTTATAGCTCACATGGTCGGTTGAATCTAAGCGTTCCTTGATATCCGATGCGGTAGCACCAGCTTTACCACGACCACCAGATTGCGTACCAACAGGAGAACGAACCAGTCCTTCACCAATCTGACGAACTGTTACATTGTCACTATCCATAATTGTTAGACCTAACTCAGTGAATCCTCCAAGTCTTACACCTTTAGCTGACCTTTCAGGGTCTATTTGGGCAAACTGTTCGATTGTCTGAGGGTTAACAGGGTTTGATTCACTAATGATTGTACCATCACGGGTAACAACTGCACCTTCTTCTTCAGGATGTGGAACATAACGAGTTCCTTCAGGAGCAGCCAATTCGATAGCCTGTGAGCTGTCTACGTTGGTATTGGCATTACGAGAACTCTCACGAGCCTCTAAACGAACACCTGTATTGCGAAGACTTTCAAGACCATCTCCTAATAGCCCAAGACCTGACGAGAATACTGCACCAGTGATAGCAGCCATTGAGTAATCAGCTTCAATACCAGTAGTACCGGAACGAAGCTTCTCTGAGGCTAAACCTACAGCAGCTCCTTCAACACCACGTACCAAGGTCTTGTTCAATAGTGACATACCTTTCAGGCTGTTAGCCATAGGGACATAGCTGAGAAGGTCGCCAGCAGCACCAACGACTCCGCCAATAATCTGCCCACCAAGTCCAGCTTGTTGAATTTTCTTTTCATACTCAAGGTTCTCTTTAGTAAGTTTTATTAGTTCACGTAGATTCTCAGGAGATGAAGCACCTTCAAGAGCACCAAATGAAGAAGCTGGAAGGCCAGACTGTCGGATTTCCTCAATGTCTTCATCAGAGAACTCATAGGTATTAGCAAAGGATGGACGGAACACATCCCAAACAATATCGTCAACAGGACGCTCATAAGCTCGATAAGCCATACCTAAAGGAGAGGTCGCCAGACTTGCTGACGATGCCTCACCCGTTCCCTCGAAGAAACCAACATCAGGTTGTTCAACTTGTGACTGAAGTTCTTCAAAGGTAGGTTCTGGTTGAAAGGCTTGTGCTTGAGCTTCTTGTTTCGTGAAAGACGCTGCATCCATAGACACAGGTTGACGGATTTCACTTAGTTGGTCTTCAAGATTAGCCATGTTTACTCCTTATTAATAAAAGAAACGGTTACTTTGCAGTTTATAGGTCTGCTTACTCTTACCTGATTGAACATCTTTGAGAGCCTGTTCACGTTCTTCTGCGGTTATCGCTTCTTGAATCTTCCGTAAGTCTTCCGTAGAGAATACATAAACACCACCTGTAGGATTCATGAATTGAATACGACCATCGAACGTATTGGTAATCAAAGTGTCTGAACCAAGGTTGTTATCTTTCAGAACCTTTTGGATTAACTGCTTGCCTTGCTCATAGGAGTTAGGATTTGCAGGATTAATCATCAAGGACTTCTTCGAGACCATACCAATCTGGTTATCATCAATTGTTAGAGGCTCATAGTTACTCTGCATGTATTGAGCAGTATATTGAGCAGCAGCACTTGTGTTTCCACTGAAAGCTGCATAAGCTTGATAAACTTCAAATGCTTGGTTATCCAGAGTTGCTGGAATGGAAGCCAGTTCAGAATACTTACTGTTGTTCTTCACAGTGTTCCAATCGTTTCGTAACTGGAATCGCATCTGTTCTGTCATACCTTGTTGTTGAGCCTCAGCTTTGGCCAGCATCTCTTGGTTGAAACCTGCTTTAGACAGCAAGTCCAACTTCATAATCAACTCAGCATTCTCAGGATAGAGCTGTTGGATAGTCGATGGGTCTAACTGATAGAAACGAGCTAACTCATTTAGACGTGGATTCTCCGGTAAAGGTTGACCATACTTAGAAGCAAGAACAGAAGCTGTCCACTCTTGGGAAGCATCTTGTACTAACGTATTGAACTTCTCACGGAAGCCTTTAGACTTGTTGTCGTCAGCTTTAAGATACGCCAGAAGCTTTCGGTCTTGCTGTTCAGGAGTTAAGGTTGTGTCACCTCGAATCTCTTGGATTTTCCATTCAGCAAACATTGAGAGGTCACTATCAGTCCATTTACCTGTCATCTCATCTTCAATCTGAGCATCATAGGCGGTAGAGATATTATCACCGTTGATACGCTTGTTGAAGACTTCATTGAGATACTTAATCCGGTAAGCTAACTGCATGTTAGCTTTCATAGAAGACTTCTTGGCCTCTACAGCTCTCTTCATGTTATCTTGCAGTTGCAACTCAGCTTGTAACAGTTGCTGCTTCTGTTGAGTAACTAAAGGAGAGTTCTGGTCGAGTTGGTGAAGCTGTTTCCACATGGAAGACACTTTGTCCTTCGCTGAGGCAATACCTTCAGGAGTCGTTAGGTCAGCACTTGTGATAAAGTGAAGACCACGAATGAATTGTTCCTGATTCTCCCAATCGTTCTGGAATTGCTTTTCGTGAGCATTCAGAATCAATAGGTTCATCGCTTCAGTGCCAATAGCTTCAGCATAGGTTGTCTCTTCACCCCATAGAGTCACCTTGGAGTTAGCCATTTCCTTCAATGCTTCTACGCCATCAGGACGTTGAGCAAGTTCCTTAGCTGTCTTGTTGAGATAAACTTCCATTTCCTCATCAGAACGAATCAGACCTTCTTCACGAGCTTTCTTCAGGTATTCCATCGTCCCATAACCGGAGTTCTTACCGGAATTAACGATAGCCTGAATATTACCTTCAATGACTAAACGTGCTTTGTTACGTTCAGCTTGGTCAGTCTTTACCGCTTGGGTATTGTAGACAGCCATGTTACGCTCTACGATATCTGATTGAAGACCTTCACGGAAATACGTTGATGTTGGATTAATACCGTAGGCTTCAGCCATTGTACTCATAGATTGCTCATAGAGAGACGCACGGAACTCTTCCATCTCTTGACGAGACTTAAAGTCACCTGCACGAATCTTGTTAGCAACAATAGCATCAACGTTGTAAGCTTCTTGTCTACCAAGTTCACGTTCCAAAGCTCTCATTGCGTATGGGTCATCTTGATAAAGCAGAGTACCATCTTCACGCATCTTCTTGATTTCTTCAGGACGCATATTCTTCAATAGAATCTCGTTCTTACGTTGAATACCTTGTTCTTCACGTTTAGCAACATAAGCGCCATAAGCTTGAGTACCAGCTTGAGCCATACCCATCAAGGAGTTCAGTACGTTACTCTGTTTTACAGGAGCAACAGCTACACGTTGAGCTTGATAAGTTTGACCTTGAAGTTTACTGATAGCAACCTTTGGGGCTTGTACTTGAGACAAGGCTTGTTTTAAAGAACTTGCCATATACATTCCTCCTATAGTCAGGGTTAAGTAATTCATAAAGGCCACTCTTAGCGAATGACCTTGAGTATTACTTAGTGGTTCGATTAGTCTCGACTCCAAACAGTTTAGTGTCAGGAGTAGACTCAAGGATTGAGTTCAGGTTAGAACCAATCTGATAACCTTGAGAAGCACCTCCTAAGACACTTCCAAATAAATCACCAGCATTAGGTCTTGGAGCAGCCACAGAGCCTGATAGAGCACCAATTAGGTTATTGCGAACAGACTCACGTTGAGCATAGATGTTAGCGTAATCACGTTGGTAAGCATCATTAAGCATTCCCTTAGTCTTCAACCCAACGTTCTCTACATCGCGTAGGACTCGCTCAGTTGTTCGCCCTTCAAGGTTAGACTCGCTGATTGCCAGTTTGACAGCTCCTTGTGCTTTGATATTATCGAGAGTAGCATTGTTCATCTCTTCACGAATAGCCTCAAAGTTGGAAGCATCTTGAATCATTAAGTTTGCATCTTGAAGGTTTGCTTGTCGAACCATCTCAATGTTTTGCTTTCGTCTTGCAGTTTCAGCAGCAGCCCATGCTTTATTCTGATTACGATAATCCATCATCCCACTGGCAGCGCCAAGAGCAGCCATAGTTCCAGATACAGGGTCACACATCTTCATTATCCTCCCAAGGGTCTTCAAAAGGAATATCCTCAAAGTCTTCACGAAGGAACTCAAATGGAACATAGACTTCATTATTGATACCAAGGATAGGATTACCTAATCGAGCACCGCAAGACTCAGTGAATCGAATGTGAGCAGGATTACCAGACCAGATAAAGTTCCATAGCTTTGGATGAACCTTCAAGGCTTTCTCAAGGTTTAACTCAAGTTCAGCACGGAAGGAAATTCTCTCAGCTTTATTGAAAGTCTCTACCTGATTGGAACAGAGGAACCAACAGATTCCTGCATGAGTGTAACCACCAATAGCAAAGGGTTCACCTGTAGTCATCTCAACTATTACATAGACCTTCTGACAGATATCCAGAGATTCCACTAAGACTTCTCTTGGAGTCCTTCCACTTGATACAAATACCTCTTTAACGTCTGCTTCAGCCATGTTCTCACTGAGGAAGTCCACATGTTCCATAGTTGCAGGAACAGTCTTAAAGTAACGATTAGTCATAAATAACCTCCATTACTTGACCAGCAACTACAGAAGGAATCGCATAGTCTTTCCCTAAATCAAACGTTAACAACTTAGTGTTGTACTCACGGGCAATCTGAGGTAGACAGGCATCATGGAATCGTTTCACGTCTGTAATGTAGTCAAGAGTATAACCATCTTCACCTTCACGACCACGTTTAGCGATAGACTCCATGCATGACTGAGGGTCTTTATCGAGATAAACGATAGCTGAAATCTGAGGGTAATCGTTCAGTCGTCGTTTGATATCATAGAAGTAATCCATGTAGTGAGCATCTGGACGTTCCATCGTTAAGAAGTTCAATTGACAGAATACGATATCACTAAACAATGAACGTTCAATGATGTAGTTACCATCAGGGATATCTCGTAGCATCTCTTGACGCTGATTGGTGAGATACTTCTGGAACTTAATGCGTTCTTCAGGAACATGAGGATTCTCAATGTAGACTTTAAGAAGACGATGAAACTCAGGGTCTTCATCTACAGGTTCAATCAGAACGTTCCATTCCTCACCTGACCATAACTCTAATTCACGTTGTAGTGGTTTAAGTAGTGTGGATTTACCAGCACCAATATTAGCTTCAATAGCTACGATTTGCATAATAGCCTCCTGATTGTTAAATAACTGAGGGAACTTAAAGATGTATCTTATAGATTAACCTTTAGTCCCCTCTCCCTATAGTCAGGGTTAAATACCAGATGAACGTCTCACATAGTATCCCTCCCAGCCTCCACCGATGATAGACAATGGATTAGGAGTATCTGAGATGAGACTTACGGTTACTTGAGTTGCATTACCAGACACCGCATAACGGAACTGACCTGTATCCAGAGACTCATCTCCAAGGATAAGCTCATTGGTAGACAAACGGTTCCCTGTCATGTTATACGTGAAGGTTCGACCTTGGTTGTTCACTTCGACACGGAAGTTACCTGACTTATCATAGTTAACCCAAGCACGACGAAGTTGCAACCTACCGATATCTTCAGTAGCTACACCATCAGCAGTATCGGTTGTCTTAATGAGGAACTTTGAGAACTCATAGAGGAACGTATAAGCTTCTCCCACGAAGAACTTAGTACCACGTAAATCCCCATCGAACTCAATCAGACCATCATTAGCTTGCCATCCACCAGCAGGAGGGTCAAACGTGAAAGTAACTCCACCAAGTGAAATAAACACGTATTGTCCGTTTGCAGGAGTTGAACCATAGATATCCTTGAGTTTCACACGAGTCTTAAAGTCATCATCATTGTAGGAACCTTCAGGAAACGTGTACTCAATCTTACGGTCAACGTACAGACGATAAGGTTCATCTGGGTAGTCTTTCGTATTCTGAGTAAACTCAATCTTCTCCATAAGAACACCTGACGGACTATCAATAATGAGATGCATCACAGCACCAATCATATCACAACACAGAACTCGACAGTTCACGCCAAAGTCCCAATGAGACCATGATTGTTGAACTAACTGTTCTTGCAGATAGAGGAACTTGTAGAAGTAAACTCGTTGCTCATTACCTTCAGTCAGAATCGTTAAGAAGTTCTCAGTGGAACTACCGGACATTTTGAATACACCGTTCTCAACATAATAAGGAACATGTGCTGAAATATCCTCAGCGTTCTTAACTTGGGTAACATCCTGAACCGCATAGAATCGACGTACAGAGCTGAACTTAGCACGAGGTGACACGAAGTAAACACCACGGCCAATACCATATGGACGAGCCTGTTCGGTAACTTCAAATTCAGTCGTTAAGTCTAATCGTATAGTCGTTGGTGTAAGACCTCCATCAGAACTTAATACGAACTGAGCTTGGTCAGACCACAGGATTAACTCCTCTGAGAATGGTACAGCATACTTCAGGATTGAGATTCGGTTTGTACTTACAGCTACGTCAATTGGGTCTGTATCAGTTAACACCGCGACTGACTCAGGGAAGAAGTTGAAGTAATTACCGGAACCTGAAAGGATAACATTCTCTCCACTTAGGAACCCTAAACGGTTACGGAAGAAGAAGATATCGTTAATGCTATTCCCAATGAATGATGGATAAGGGTTCGTCTCGTCATCACCAGCAGCTCTATGAGTCCAATCAGCTTGTTTGAAGGTAAACGTACCGTCAGCTTCACGAATCAACACATGAGGCATGGTAGCCTTGTTATAATCCGCTTTGATATTAGGAGCAGGACATTCAGTCCATACGTTACGAGAAGCATCAAACCTAACGTAGTAATCATCCTGATTTAACGTAGGGTCTCCAGACACTCGGATAATGTAGTTGTTTGGCGCATAGACTGGTAGCTGAGTAGTTTTCTGAACATCGTTAATGATACCCCAAGCCAACTGACCATTGTAACCATCTTCTACTTCAAGTGAGTTAATGATAACAGAACCACTCTTTGAGAAATAGAAATAACCTGAACCTTTAGTTACAGCCCATCCTTTGTTGATTAAACCAGCGGCTAACTGGTCAATAATGTACGCGATATCAATCTGTTTAGCATGAGCCACTTGGTCTCCTAAAGGAGTCTCAAATGATGCCTCTACGCTTCCGTTAACTTTGATGCGATAGGTACGCCCATATTGACCACCACGGATTACCACAAGACCAAAGTGACCGAATGGAGCCAGACCACTTGGAGTGTTAGTTGTTCCTTGAGCAGTTGCTACGTTGCGGTTAAGAATGAACGTATAATCAGCTACAGTCACCATACGAAGGTCTTTACGAGGGTTAGAAGAACTCACGTAAGATAAACCGTTAGGAGCGTTCACAGTCTTCTCATCACCAGTAAACAAATCGAATACCCGAATGTTTGAACCTGTGAAGAACACTGCATAACGTTCTACTTCATCACGGTTAATGATATGACAATAAGGCTTTTGTCCTAAGCCAAACTGGTCGGTTAATCTCTTTATGTGAACTGAGGGAGGTCTCTTTTGAAGACCTTCTACCTCTGAAGAGAAACCATTAATCTGTTTGGAACCTTGGTCGGAATACCGTAAGATATCAGGTTGTTGACTGATACCTCCTTTAAGGTTCTTAATGCTTTGACTGATAAGAGCCATGTTACCTCCTATTAACGAGAGATTGCACCAGACACATAAGGGTCACTGTTGAAGATGTTGAAAGCCCCATAATCAAGTTCATACTCGTTGACAGCTCGCTCTAAGTCAATCAGTTCGTTACCTAATACAGTATCAATCTCAGGAGCACCAAAGAATCGAATATTGAACTCCTTAGATGCTTTAGTGACAATATATGACTTGAACTGTTCAGGCATCTCGTCGAATGTTCGTAGAGATATTAGATTGACGGTAATAGGACTGGTGAAACGGTCTGTCTTGTTGATGCGGTCATAGACATAACCACCTCGATTTACATAAGGTGTACCACCTGTAGTTGTAACCGAAAGATAGTTAGGCATATAAGGAATCAACTGAGAGTACACATCAGGAACCAGTGTAGCTCCTTCTTCGATGTTAAACGTCCATCCTTTAGATTGCTCTTGACGATTAATCTTATGGAGAATACGTCGAGCGTTCACAACGTCAGCGTTAGCATCAGACTCAAGAGTGTTCACTGGAGATTCACCAATTGAAGCCAAGATATCATTGATAGCGTCTAACTCTGCTTGATATTGCCAGTTTGACTCATAGATACTAATGGACATATTTTATCCTCCTTTAGAAAAATAAGGGACAGCCGAAGCCATCCCTTTAAGTCTAATTGTGATTATTATGCGCTACTCTTTGCACGAGTGGATGCAGGAGCAGCGAAAGAAGCTACACCAGTGATGACATCAGGAGCAACAGCAGGAGTTTCACCATCTTCAAAGATGATAGCACCTACAGCTTCTGGACGAAGACCACCGTGACCCATCGCGTATTTCGCAATGATTTGGTCAGCTTGGTATTCTGGACGACGAGCACGTTCAAGAGCCATGTCTTTCAGTTTCAGGGTAGCAACCGCTGAACGGTGAACGAACAGACCAACAACGTTATCAGCACCTACAGTCATCTTACCAGTAGTGGTTGAATCACCAGTAGCAGGGAAGATGTGACCAGTACCATCGAATGCATCAGTAGGGTTAGTTACCATTTGAGCAGTCATATGTGGAGTCTCTACGACCTCGAAGCCCATCACGTTACGGATATTACCAGTCTCAGGGTCAATCAGAGCTGCATAGTTAGCCGCATTTGGCATCAGAGCTGCAAGGATTGCTGAGTAGGTATCAGGGTCAGTGTAGAAGGTACGGTCGCCAGCAGGGATGTACTTCTTAGCGAAAGCAGCACGAGCATAGGTCAGAGCTTGGATAACTTGAGTACCATACTTCGCAGGGTCTTCTTTCTTACCAGTGATTTTCACCAGAGAAGCTGCACCCAGACCTTCGATGTTCTCGTTAGTGGTTTCTTTACGAGAGTTAACCAGTTTAGCCATTTCTGCGTAGTTCGCTACGTCAGCAGCCATAGCCAGCGCTTCACCCATCTGAGTTGAGTATTCTGAACGAACATCGTAATGGTTCATCGCATCTTCAATATCGTAAATCAGAACGTCAGTAGTTAGTAGACCATCAATGGTAATTACCTTCTCAGTGTGTTTGATATCTTCACGACCATCATCCAGAGATTGACCTTGCTTCAAGTAGCGAGCTTTGGTTCGACCCATAACAGGGAACTGAGCAGACTTACCTGAAGTAATGGTACGAGTCATAACTTTGCTCAGGTCTTGGCTTGACGCTCGAATGCAGTAAGAACTTCACCACCAAAGACTTTCAGGAATAGAGCCAGAGCATCCGCACCTGATTGACCTTTACCTTGATTCTTACCAATTTGTTGACCACCAGTCATTGCCATAATTTATTCTCCTTCTAAGATAATTGAAATAAGAAATTGTTGGAAGAGACAGAAACCCAATGAGTCTCCAAGAGGAATTACACTGTCTCTCTCCCTATAGTCAGGGTTAATTCATTTGGTTAGAAACTTGACGCAATAACGCGAGCTTCTACTTGAGCACGGTAAGCAGCATCACGCGCATAACGCTTATCGGACATTGCTTTGACCATTTCCTGACGATTTGCAAAAGGCTCTACTTTCTGAGCAGCAGGTTTCTGTGCAGCAGGTTTAGCAGACACCGTCAAGTCACGCTTAGGCTTGACTCCGAACTTAGAACGTAAAGTGACTTTACCAGAGTCGATAAGAGCCTTGATAGTTACGATATCATTACGTTCGATAGCAGCATTGAAAGCAGCTCCTAAAGATTGATTCTCAGCCATTGCTTCCTGAATCTTAGCGAAGACTTCACGACCACCTGCATATTCAACAACCGATTCAACAAACTTAGTTACGATAGCTTGTTGCCCTTTGATGTATGAATCTACAAATTGACGAGAATAGCCAGCAGCAGCTAAAGCTTCATAGGAACCTTCAGACAACTTACCGTGTTCTTCAAATTCAGCTTCCATTGCAGGAATAAGAGCAGCATCAAGACCATTCTTCACAGCTTGCTCAATAAGAGCTTTCTGACCTTCCTGTGCTTCCGTAAGAGCTGCACCAGCTTCGGTGATATCTTTCGGGTCTACATCAGGGATTTCCAATTCAGACTCAGCTTCACCTTCCTCGCTTTCAGATTCACCTTCTTGTTGTTCTACTTCAGGTTCATCTTCGAGTTGCGCTTCTTCCTGTTCAACTTCAGGTTCTTCGCTTGGCAATTCAATCGAGATAGCATCATCACCATCACGAACAGCCACAGGAGCTGCAATCATAGCTTGTTCATGTTCTGTTAGTTCACCAGAAACAACAGCATTAGTTAAATGAGAATAAGGCATTCATTACTCCTTTCTTAAAGATAAGACTAAAGGGAGAACTTTGAGTATTTACTTGTCTCTCCCTATAGTCAGGGTTAATTATTGAGTTGGCATTCCTGCCTGTTGTTGCATCATTGCAGCCGCAGCTTGACCACCTGCCGCACCCATTTGTTGACCAGCCGTTACCATACCAGCAGCGGTACTTGCTTCAGCCATTTTAGCTTGCTTGTCCTGTTGAGTCAGGATTAGACCTGTAGTGTCCATACCAAGTGAGTTAGCAAGACGCATCTTAACGTCTAACAGGTTGATATCATCGTCCTGAAGACCTGCCAGTTTAATCATGTAGTCAATGAATACGTTCAGCTTATTCAAGTCATGACCACGACCAAGAGCTTCCAGACCTGTAGCTATTGCAGGCTCAACGGCCTCTTTCGGTAGGTTCGGAATCTTCGATGTTGCTTGAAGCTCCTTGAGGAGAATCTTCACCAGAGGAAGTTGTAACTCTTGAGATAGCAGCGAGTAAACACCACCAAGAGTATCTTCAAGCTCACCAGCAACATAACGAATCTCTTCAGCAGTCACACGGTCTCCACCACGTTGAACAGCAGAGTTCAGCATGAAGGCATACGACAAGCGTTTCTCGATATCATCAGCAGTAGCTTTAGCAACTTGGAAGTCGTTGTATTTCTCTAATTGAAACACTTCAACGTCCTGTTTACGACCAGCCACGAAGTCACCTGTATTAGCTTTGGCAACACGACGAATCTGAGTTACACCATTAGGGTTCACAAAGAACAGAACCTTCGAGGAAATCATTGACATTTTCACAATGGCTTCGTATAGATTCTCAAGGGACTTCAAGTCACCAAGGTACTCTTCAACGAATGAACGACCATAATCCTCATTAGGCATCTTGATTAGACGTACAGGAATCCAAGGGCAAGAGTCTAAAGGATACTCACCTTCTGTTCCAGCTACGATTTCACCATCAATTTCCTGATAAGAACGGAACACCATCGCTTCAGGGTCACGATAGACGTGGGTATAGATGGTCACTTCTTCAGATGGGTTCTGGTCTCCTTGAGCATCTTCAAGTGACTTACGAACATCTTCAGGTAAGGCTGCACGGGCAATCTTATCCTCAGTAACGATTTGAAGTACATTATCATAAGCATCACGTTCAACCACAAAGTTATGCAATTTGTAAAGCTTAGGTGCATTCGATTGACCTTCTACTTGTTCAGTAGATGGAATGTATAGAAGCACATTACCAGCAACCAGAAGCTGTTTAATAGCAGCATGTAGAGTTGGTCTGAATGAGTTAGACTCCATGTAATTCATGCAGATACGCTCAACCATCGCCAGACCTGTAGCAATCTCAGTGAGTTCTTCAGGAGAGGTGATAGATTGTTTAACTTCAAGTTCTGATACATTCAGTTTGAAGAAAGAACTACCTACAGGGAATAGAGCAAGCATTAGTTTTGATGCAAGGTTGTTAAGACCACGAGCACCGATAGACTGCCAAGGTGTTGTATAACTGGTACTACCGTCAGCCGTAGCTGAAGGAAAGACCGAAGGAATCGTGTAGGTCGCACAGTCTTCTGCACGAGTCTCATAGGCTCCTCGGTCATTCTTCAATCGGTTATACGCAGCAGCAGCACCATCAGCAGCAAATCCAGTCTTTTCGACTTCAGCCATTGATGATACTCCTTATGTTAGATGTTGATACCAGAGCCAGATGAACGATATACTGACAGCGATTGTTTACCACCTTTCAGAGTCTTCTTCTTCTTGGATGCAGTGTCAACAGCAGTTGCTTCAACACCTTTAGATTCAGCTTGAGGAATCACTTGGGCAGCTTGTTGAGCAGCTTCAAGTTCAGCCTGCAGTTTAGCTTGACGCTCCGCTTCTTCCTGTTGTCGTCGCATTTCTTTCTCTTGCTTATAGGCAATCTCAGAAGCACCACCTGTTACAACAGCTTTGAGAACACGTTTCACACCAGACATTATTTGACCTCCTTATAAGTTTCAATACGTTTCAAAGGAGACACATGCTTAACCTTAGCGATGTACTTAGCGCCAAACGTCTTAGCGAATCGCTCAGAATACCACTTGATTAACTTAGCGATTTCCTTGTTTCCTCGATACTTAGGGACAACGAAGAGAGCGATATACGAAGCAACTTTACCAAGATGCATATCCTCGCTAAGAGTCAATGAGAAATAAGCTGCGTGATTTCCATGTTCATCAAAAATTTCATAATCAAAACGGTCAAAATCTCGGATGAATTTGTGAACGTCTAAAGCTTGTGCATAATCACGTTTACAGTAATGATAGTTAATCGCTTGATATAAAGTATGACTCTGGAAACCATCGCCGCTTTTACGGTGAGTATATTCAACGAAGAATTTAGACATAATGTCTCCTTAGATGTTTGTTGGTTGTAAAATGTTATAAACTTAGGTTTGCACCAACGTTAGTCGGTTTGGTCAGCTTCATGTCTGGTTTGTTAAGTTTAACTTTAAGACTTGACTTGCCAGTTGATTTCTCACCTTTAACACCTGATGCAGTCTCAGTGTCCACTTTAGCACTACCACCGAAATCCACAGACTCAACCTTCGGAGCAGACTCTAAGTCAGCAGGAAGTGGAGCAGGGATTGGAGTATCAGGGACAGAGATAGAAGGAGCTTTAAATAGACACATAAAGTTCACACCTCCTTAATTCGAGAGGAATGAATCGGTAACATCCACCAGAGTATCTTCTTCAAACTTAGCTTCCTGATTTGCAACCATAGCATCAATTACTTGACGACTATAACCAAGACCAGCAAGGAAGCCTAACAGATAACTCTCTGAACGAACCACATTAGTGTCTGATAGAAGACCTGAAGCAATCTGTCGGTCTGCACTGAACTCGTTCTTCAAGTGTTCTGCAAGTTCCTTTGAGATATGAGGCACAAGGATATCATCCAAAGTACCACCATGATTAAGAATATCCACGATAGATTCCTCTCTTTAAGTTAATAGAAACAAAGGGAACTTAAAGATTAACCTTTAGTCCCTCTCCCTATAGTCAGGGTTAATTGTAATCATAAAGGCCACTCTGAACGAATGGCCTTGAGTTTACAACTTAATTACTTCACATTAGCCAACAGACCATGAATGTCAAAAGAAGGACACTCTTTGCCATTATTGACATCTCTGTGTCCTTTAATCTCTGCTTCTGGATACGAAGCTTTGAGTGTGTCAAGGAGCGTCTTGAGCGAGACATATTGCTCCAACGTAAAGTTTGCATCTGCTTTACCTTCTTCGTTGATACCACCAACGAGACAAACTCCAATGCTATCAGAATTGAAACCAGAAGCATGAGCACCAACAACATCCACTGGTCGGCCATTTTCGATTACTCCATTACGACGAATGATAAAGTGATAACCTACATCAAACCATCCGTTGTCTCGTGTATGCCACTGACGGACTTCACGGACACCAATATCTTGATGAGGTTTAGTAGCTGTGCAATGTACCAGAATTGCTTTGGTATGTGTACGTTTCTTAAAGTTTGCCATTACTTATCTCCTTTCTTTGCATGAAGAACTCCTTCAGGAATAATGATGGATTTCTCACGTAGCCATTCAACAGGGATAAGCTTATCAGCAAACTTAAAGCCGTACTTAATGCACCAATCAGCATAAGTGGTCTTAGAGCCTTTGTAAAGCTTCGTTGCACTACGAGAGAACACGAAGCGAATCTCCAAGTCTGGATATTGTTCTTTGATTAGAAGATGTTTCTTACGGTCTTCCACATCGAACAGACCTTTAGATTCAATGATGATTCCATTCGGTAAGATGAAATCCGGTGTGTATTTATGAGAAGTCTGAGGCTTTATGTAGTTCAGGAAGTGACTCTCAAATGAAACAGGGAGACCCTTAGCCTCCAACTGTTTCGCAATGTTATCTTCAAGGCCGGAACGGTAAGCCACCGCCCCAGCACTCTTTCTGAACCAGCTCTTAGCTGCCATTAGAAGTCTTCTTCTTCGTACTCTTCTTCACCTTCATCTGACTCTTCGTACTCTTCATCGTCACCACCGAAAGAGTCTTTAGGTTTAGAAGAGGCAATATAACCACCTTCATATGCTGACATATCTTCGTCATCATCGTCACCGAAGGTATCATTACCACCACCAGTCCACTCGACCAGCTTCAGCAATTGGAACTTAGCCAGTTGAAGCTTAACGCTTGCACCTACAGCACCGCTTGGCGGATAAGCGAATAGGCTGAACTCAACACGACCTTCCGAACCACCAGAGATTGCTGGAACGTCTTCGATACGTTTACCTTGTGAGTCATAGACACGTAGGGTCAGGTCTTTCATTTCACCTGTCTCTTTGTCTTTGAACGATGCGTACATCTTAAAGGTGAACACTACGTTACCTTCATCATCCTCAAAGAATGGCATATCGCCTTCCTTGATACGCTTACCTTTGTACTTCGGATTCTTCTTGAGAGCTTCAAGATTCTTCTCGTGAGCTTCGGTAATCAGGTTGATTAGCTTCTGAGCTTTCTCTGAAGGAACAGCCAGCTTGATGCGGTATTCACCACGGTCATTGAACTGAGTGTCTGGACGTTGGATGTATGGGTAAGCACCAACAACACCAATTGGAGTACGGTAGAATTTCTTATCGTTAGCCATAAAGTTATATCTCCTATGAATAAATGAATAAATGTGGGAGAGATTTATCACAGACCTCCTCCAGAGGCTCTCTCTCTCCCAATAGTCAGGGTTAATTAATCCCGAAGAAGTGCAATAAGACGAGTTAGGAACGTCTTGTGTTTCACTTGAGGTTCAAACCACTTTGCATCTACACCACATAACGATTTCTTAGAACGACAAGTCTCTGCTCGGCGTTGACCTTTAGGTGTAACTCCTGTAATGTAATCAACATCCCCATAATATGTAGCATTAGGATGCATACAATCAGGAAGGTAATCAGCATCCTCAAGATATCTACAATCCTGACAAGCTTTTACGGTTTCCATAAGATTGGCTCCTTGTTCTTAAAATCGTAGTCAGATGCACGAAGTATACGAGCAACCTGAGCTTGCTTCAATAGGTCTTCTTCGGTCATATCTGCTTTAGCTGCAAGAGTGACCATACAATCCCATAGAGAATCTTCAGGTTCCTTCTCGACCTTCTTCCATTCCATGACTGTCTGACCTTTACGAGCACCAGACTTGAAGGTTTTCTCTACTTGAACGAATTTGTAAGGCTCCTCAAGAAACGCTAAGGCTGTATCCTTACCCATCCCTTTGATACCTGAATAACCATCCGTAACGTCTCCCATGATGGTTTGAAGCATGTGCCAACGGTCAGCATCCTCTTCGGTAATCGTCTTGATTTCACCTGTAGTCAACCAGAAGAACTCACATGGAATTATGTTGAAGTCCTTATCGCAGGAGACCAGAGTTGAAGTCTTAGCGCCTACCAATGATGGACGTGTACCAAGGATACCCATGCAGTCGTCACCTTCAAGGTTAGGACGAAGGAAGCTTTCCCATTCAGGATATTGCATTACCTTGTTCACAAAGGCACGATAACCTGTAGGCTTACGAGTTGCTTTACGATTTGCCTTATAGGTAGGCAGTACGTCTTTACGCCAGTTGTTCTCGTCAGTGAAACACATAACGATTTTACTGGTAGCCCAAGCTTTACGTTTAGCAACGATAGTCTGTACAGAACCAATGAGAATATCCCAAGCTTTCACATGGTCACATTCAAGAGTCCAGACATCATCAGACCATTGCGTTTCGATTTCAGCAGCACTCATCGCCTGATACACAAGGTAGTCAGCATCAAGAATCAATGCATGATTTACTAAGGGTTTACTCATTTCACTTCCTCCCATGATGTGACTTGAATAGTACGTACTACAGGAGTTACGCGAGTTACATAAGCTTCACCATAATACCAATCACTGAAAGGTGAACCAGAACGTGAGCGTGTAATAGACCAGAACGTTTTGGTCTTATTGTGTTGCACAATGCTCGTGCTTCTTTGATATTTATGGTCTTGGTTCCAATCGCCTTCTTCGATTAACTTGAAGTCATCATCAAGGTCTTCAACGCAAATATCACCATCACCATCTCGTTGTTCATTGAGAGCGTTAAGAGCAATCTTTACGTTTACTGCTTCGCCAACCTTGCGAATTTTCTCTAAGCGGGCTTTCTCTGCTTGACCTTCTGGACAAGACCCGAAGCATCCATATTCACCACAATGTTTACAATCATAATGACCCATTAGGAATGTACCTCCAAGAAGTTACGACCAGTAGCCGTAATGAACCAACGACCAGCATTCTTACCATGTTGTAAGCAAGAGATGTGGCCACGAGAAGCAGCTTCAGCGTAGAACGATGCGTTACCACGGAAGTGATTGCTTTGGAATGTTTGAGGGTTCTCCAAGATATACTGAAGAACTGCCAGATAAGTGTTCATTAAACCTCCTATTAGAACTTGATTGTGCGTTCACACTTAAAGGAAGGAGGAACATAGGTTGTCATCACGGTGTAGTTATTGCTTTTCTTAGCGATGTACTGACACTGTTTGACTTCGTTACCATCAATGGTTACGTTAGTTTCTCCAATGAGTGAGAATATCAGCAGAGTTGCTGTGACCATTTAGATTTCTCCTTTGAAGTGTTCATAACAGACAGACTCAAATGCTTCTTTGCCTTCGCCTTGTTGCTTATTATGAAGAATTGCAGCGCAATCACAGTGGTCACAATAAGATGGTAGATGTTCAAACTCATCAGCTAACAAGAACAATAGGTTAGATGCAGGAAACGTGTCTCCTTTAAAGTCTGAACGAAGACCAAAGCAATGAATCTCAGTTTCGTTTCTGTCTGCGATTTCACGTAGTTTCTTGATATGATGAGCCTTTAGCCACTGACATTCATCAATAAAGATAAACTTGACGTATTTGTTATGAGGTTTTAGGAACAGTTCATCAATGTGTTTACATGAACGACTAATCCCTAAGCGAGACTCAATGTGATTGCAAGAATCTTGAGTCGTGTAAATCCCCATAGACTTCTTACCGTCAATCTGATAGGCCATTTGAAGTAGCTTTGCTGATTTACCAGCTTTCATAGCCCCAAAGTGATAGACAAGTTTACCCATTGCTAAGACCTTATTGTTGAACTTGGTTACGAACTTTCTCAGCAGTGTCCAGGTTCAGACGGCAAGGAGCCACTTTCATTGTCACTGCTTTATCGTTCAGAGTCATCTCATCACGCATCAATTCATTCATACCGTTACGAAGATTGAAACGTACCAGTTCACGGACACCACCTTCAAGACCTTCTTTCTGATAAGCTTCAAGTACCAGTTTGGTCATCACTTGATTCTTAACAGGTAGTTGCTTGAAAGATTCACCTTGAGACAGCTCTTGAAGTTCCTTCAGGTTTTCTTCAAAGGTTTCTAAATCACGAGCAATGAACGTAAAGTCAACTGATAGATTGCCAGTGAAAGTCATAGTGGTTTTCTGAGTGTTAGACATATTGTCCTCCTTCTTTAAGTTAATCTTTAAGATAAGAAACCTTACGTCCCTTATCCCTATAGTCAGGGTTAATTAGATACCATAAACGATATTCATAAAGGCCACTCTCATAGAATGACCTTGAGTATATCATTTAGCTAAGTCATGCATAGCTTTAAGATAAGTTTGAGATTCTATCCGGTATTGTAGAGCCTTCTTAGCGGAGCCATGACGAATCTCGTGTCTCCACTTTAGAAGATACTCTACGTGTTTACGCTGATAGAAGTAGAAACGAACAACCTTCATATCCTGCATAAAGACACCTATTAGTGACAGATAGCCCAGTTAGCTCCAATCTTCCCTTCAGTGTCTAATGGACAACGGAAGTTCCAATGTTCACCAACTCGACGCATAGCTTCTTGAGCGATACGAACAGCATCTTCTGCAATCTCTTGAGTACGACAAGCCAATTGAGCTTCATCATGTACCCAAGCCATAAAGCAGTAGTCACCATCCCATCCATGCTTGTATCCAGCAGCTCGCATCCCTTTGTCCCATTCGACAATCCACTTCTTACAAATCAATGCACCAGCAGATTGCAACAGAGTGTTCAACGCAGCATGTGGACTACGGACATGAACTTTACGTCCATCCAATCCTTTAATCCATTTGCGTTTCCATTTGATTTGCTGCGTACCACCTACCCATTTAGCTTCCTTAATGAGAGCATCAGCAACTTGTTCCCGAAGAGAAGCGATTGCAGGAGTGTTCTCAAGGAACTTCTTGATTAGTTCTGCACCAGCTTTCTTGCCTTCTTCACCGAACTTACCAACAATCTCACCAATCTTCTGAGCACCTGCACCATACAGGAAACCATAGATAAAGGTCTTAGCGTTGTCACGAGTTGGAAGGCCAGCAGCTATCTGATTCTGCGTGTGAATATCACCATTAAGAATGGTATTGATATACTCACCATCGTCAAACTTAGCCATGAAATGACCAAGGCATCGAAGTTCCAAACCTGAAGCATCCACCCCAACTTGAATCCAAGGCTTGCCAGTGTGATAGTCAAGATGATGTTCAGCACCAAACAGGGAACGACACTCAACTCCTTTGTACTTTCTAATGGAAGGTACTTGAGCCAGATTAGGATAACTATGAGTTGCACGTCCAGTAACAGCGCCGTTAGGATTAACTTGGCCATGAATATAACCTCCCTTGTCCATACGTAACCAAGCGTTATCACCTTCAGCTAACTGACCGATAAGCTTCTGGATAACCAGATATTCCTTGATAAGTTCAACTTTAGGAATGAACTCTTCAGGAATCAGCTTATGTTCAATCACCAGTGACAACGTATCGTCATCAACAATTGGATTACCTGCTTCAGTGAAGTCAGTTGGAACCCATCCGCAGTCCTTCAGTACCTTAATGATATGAGCACGAGAACTTGGATTGAATGTTACATGTTGAATTGGAGTGAATGGAGCATCCTTCAGGTACAACGTCTTGGCCAGAGTAGGTCTCTTAGCCGAAGTCCATATTGAACCAGCTTTAGGATATTTCACACGAGGATACTTGTGAAGAGGCTTACCTGATTTCGGATGTAGGAATGGCTGAGTGCCACCTTTAGGTTCATACCAAGAGCCAAACGTTCTTGTAAGTTCCATCAAGATTTCTGCACGACGACCAGCAACTTCCGCATAGAGTCTTTCAGCACCTTGAGTGTCAAAGGCGTAACCATTACGTTCCTGCTTAGCGAGTAGCCATGCAGCTTCATGCTCAAGTAGAACTGATTCAGATAGACCATCAACACCATTAGGGAAGTACCAAGTGTCACCCATGAACTTCTCAAAGAGCTTCAGAGTAACCTGAACGTCCTGCTTACAGTAATCCATCATGGGTTCATTGAACTCAATCCATGCAGCTTCCTGTTCACCGTAGTCACCTTTCAGTTCACCTAAGCGCATACCCCAAGCTTTCAACGAGTGAGAGCCATAGAGTTTACCTGTGATTCGACCTGAGCGAAGTAAACCAGCATCAGTGTCTTTCAGGTTTGAGTGAAGAAGACGGGACATAACGAGAGTATCCAGAACGTTCTTCTTAGGGATGTTTAGGTTCTTCCCGAAGTACAACTTCTTGAGCTTCTTCAGTGCAGGATAGTCATACTTGATTCCGTTATGGAACACAATCACACCACCCTCGGCTGCACAAGCTTCAAGGTCTTTGATGTACTGTTCAAAATCCCAAGGGCGGTAGGCTTTCCATTCCCCTGTAAAATAATCCACAGTCCACGCACAATGGAACTTATCCACCGTGTCGAGCAGACCATTCGTCTCGATATCCGAGAGTAGTAGTTTCATGATTTATTACTCCTTTGAGTGTACTAAGCGGATGTACTGGAAAGCTCGAATAGCATCCAGTTTAGCTGCAAGTTTACGAAGCAAGTCTGGTGTAATAGTCATAGAGTATTCTCCTATTGTTTACATGTGGTTTACAAAGTTAATAACAAAGAGCACCCAACGGATGCCCTTTAGTGTAACTCTGAGATTACTTCAGCAGACCTTCAAGTTTGTCTGCCAGTTGACGTGATTGAACAGCTTCATTGTGAAGTGCGTTAGCTTTCTCACGTAGAACCTTCTTAGCAGCTTCAGCTTCAGCATGAGTCTGGATAGCACGCTTCTGGTACTGTTCAGCTTTGGCACGTAGACGAGCACGTTCAGCGACGAACTTCTTGTGAATCTGTTTGACTTTCTGATTGACTTGAAGCTACTCTACTTTACGATGACCTTTAGCTGCATCTTTAACGAGAGCCTTCACGGTTGCTTTTAGGAAGACTTTAAGAACACGAGTTAAGATAGACATAATGTTTCTCCTTATGTGGTTGTTGGAAGTAGCCCTATAGTCAGGGTTAATTGATGTGTTTATTAGAACGAATCATCAGCACCAAAAGTGTCTTCACCTTCGCTTGGCGATAAGTCATCGTCGTCGAAGCAGTCACCTTGATAATTCAACCAGCCTGTCTGACGGTCAAACTTCAGGTAACATGCAACACCAGTTTCACCAGTGAATCGACACTTCAAGATACGGACTCGAACCATATTTGGGTCGTCACCTTGTTGGTTTCGTTCAAGGGCAATGATGGTATCTGAGAGTTGACGTAACGCACCAGAACCACGAAGGTCGGTGATAGTTACTGGTCGTCCCTCTTCGTGAGGTTTACCTTTCTCAGGGTTCTTTAGGTGACAAATCACAGCAACCACTACGCCTTTAGACTTAGCGAATGCCTTGAGTTTTGTCATTAATCGGTCGATGATTTTACGTTCATCTGAGTTATCATCCATAGCTGACACTACGATTGAGATATGGTCAAGCAAGATAGCTCGACAACCAAGACCATCAACCATGTAAGCCATTTTGGATAACAAACGGTCTGACTCAGATTCAGCAAAGGAGTCATAGAGATTCAAGTTACCACTATCGAACAGAGCATCATAGTTCTTATCGAACGTACCATCCTCAATCCATTGGGCTTGAAGCTCCTTGCTTTGGCGTAATCGTACAGAGTTGGCCAATCCGAGCATATCAAGCACAGTCTCTTCTACTGCTTCTTCGAGAGCACAAATACCCACAGGCATGTTAGCTTGCCACTGAAGGAACAGTTGTCGAGCAAAGGTTGATTTACCCATACCGGAACCTGAAGTAATCATAACGACTTCACCTCCGCGAGCACCTAAAGTCATATCGTTTAGACGCTTGAAGTTACCAAATAGGAACCCATCTGTTTCCATGTTCTTCAGGAACTCCTTAACGCGAGTCTTCATAGAAGCAGCATTAACGACACCATCAGGAACGAATGGAGCAGCATTCCAGATTGCATCAATTACTTCCTTAGTCTTACCAGCAAGTAAACACTCATTGGCATCCTTGAGAGGAAGCACAGCAATCTTGGTCTTACCCATAGGCATAATCTCAGCGCATTCTTGGGCAGCAGCACGACCAGCATCATCTTGGTCGAACATGAGGATAATCTCCTCGAACTGCTCAAAGTAGTCAAGATTCGCAGCAATGCATTTCTTTGCGGCTTTAGCTCCTAACGGAATGGAAACTACTGGATACTTACACCCTTGAATCTGTGCAACGGTTAGACAGTCAATCTCACCTTCAGTGATAATCAACTTGCGACCACCATTCCAAAGATTCTTACCGAACATCAAAGAGTCACTGGACTTACCGCGAGTCTTGAAGTTCTTATCCTTATCACGAAGTTTCTGGAAGACAAGCGTACCCGTCTCATCATAATAGTTCGCAATCTGATAAGTAACCTTCTGGTCTTTACCGACCCAATACCCATATTTTCGGCAGGTATCTTCGGTGATACCGCGAGCGTTTAACGCTTGATATCCTCCATTAAGTTCCTGCATAGAGTAAACGTTGGACATTTTCTTTTTACCTCCTGTTGTGTTACTGTAAGAGTCTGTTTGTTCTACTCCACTTGGAGGAACATACTTCTCACAAACATAGCAGAAAGTGTGTCCATCAGAGAACATAGAGTTTGCATCAGAAGACCCACAGTTCTCACAAGGTAAGTGATAAAGGAAGATAGACTCCTCTCGGTCTTCATATTCATAACTCATAGGATTGTTCCCCATTGTGAACCAAGGTCGTGATATGCTTTAGTCATAGCGCTATCAGAGCCATGTACTGAGAATACATAATACTTAAAGTAATAATCTTCTCCTGTTCTGTTATCAAAGAGACGGACTCGATAAGTCATATCAGATTGACTGAACCATACCTCAGCTTCAAGTGAACTAATAATATCTCTCATAGAGAAATCTCCAAGTTAATGTTGAGTAATTGAATGTTGATTTTTAAAAAGAACAATCATAAAGGCCATCATGTAGATGACCTTGAGTTTGTCCCTATAGTCAGGGTTATTTAAACTTCACCTTAGCTATACCACCGTTTTGAGCTACATCAATAAGCTCACCTGTAGTAGCCATAGCGACCACAGCAGAAGGACTACGGTTGATTAACTTCATGTAGCCATAGAACATACGCTTGAAGTGTTGAATCAAGAAGTCTTTATCGAAACGGTAGACACCATGTTTGAAATGATAAAGCTGCTTGAACTCTGCTTGAGTAGCCATTTCGCTTGTTGCCAGTTCAACCATAAGCTCACAGAACGTGTCTTGCTGCTTACGAGTTAAGATACGCTCATAGATTGCACCAGCCATACCAGACTTCATGGAGTGTGCAAAGTTGTTCAAGTGAAGGTAACCATCTGGTTTACTGCGGTATCCACCTTGTTTGATGTTAGGCATAGTCATAGTGATTCCTCCTGTTAGTATTTGAAGTGAGTGTCAACGACAATCATACGTGAAGGTTGAAGTGAATCAAGCCAATGGTTGTGGTAGCTTGAGCACCAATGACCGTCTTCAAAATTAATCAGGACGTTACCATCTTGAATAGTGAACAGCCATTTATCGCTTGATAAGCCATAACCAACTTCAAGACGCATCAGTAGGCCTTCTGCTTGTTTTGTTAGAAGGATGGTTTTACCTTTACGTTTCACTAAGCGGTTACGTTGACGAATTGGTTTCATAGGGAATATCTCCTTGTTTCAGTTAGATTAGTTGGAAAGGTCATCACAAATCATATACTCATAGTCACGACCACGTTGCAGCTTCTTACGGTCTTCGCCTTTACGTTTGGCTTTACGTAGTTCTGCAAGTTCTTCATGGTTACGACGAGGTTTGTTTGATTTGATTTTAACGAATGACATAAAGTTTCTCCAATAGAGTTGATTTGTATAGAAATTCATAAAGGCCACTCTCATCGAATGACCTTGAGTATTCCTATAGTCAGGGTTAATTAGAATACATATAGGCTGTGGAAGTCACGAACGTTATTAAACTTAGAGCCGTTAAGATAACCAATAGACGGGCGTCTCTCATTCTACTGGTTCCCAATCACGAGCTTCACGAATACGATTCACTTTGTAACCTTGACTCTCATAAGCTTCTTCAGCCCATTCGGCAGCTTGGCCAATATCCTCAGCGAATACCGGAACTTCCATCTCAGTGTCCACCAATTGAATGTGGACGATATACTTCTTGTTACGCAATAGAGCCTCCTAATCTTGTTCTTTCCTATAGTCAGGGTTAATTACATGTAGTTGTTCATGATGTTCATGAAGTCAGCTTGCATATGGGACTTATCTCCATATACGTTAGTTAGCTCCCAATCGTACTTAAAGTTCTTCGCATATTCCTCAATAGGATGAGGTACACGTTTCACTTCATGTTCAGACACAGGGAAGCCTTCACGACGAATAAGGAAGGTAGTCGCATTGAACTCTTTCTTCAGCATCTCGAACTCTTCAGGGGCACGGGTATCGGTAATAACTACCAAATCAACTTGACTTCGACTCTTCCAGTCATCAATCTTTAGTTGGACTTCATCGACCCATCGTAACTTGTACTTCATGTGGTCTTTGGTGAAGTCATTGCCGTAACGCTGTAAGTGATAACGAAGGGAACGTGGCTTGGTGATTTCTTCTGGACTCCACTTAACATAAGCCTTCATAAAGTCGCGATAAGGACTAATACGAAGTTTGTTAATCGAGAAAGCTTCATGTTCCACGTCTTTAGCTGGACGTAATAACATCTGCTTGACGTCTGAAGGATAGAATGTAGCACCAGTTGTATTGAAATGACTAATAATCTCATCACGCAATGCATCACCGAATGCAATACGCTTAACGTTGATACCTTCGATTGTCTCGATGAAATCTGCGAGAGTGTCTTTACCGGACTGAGGACAAAGAGCTGATAGACTAATTACTTGCATGTTAGTTTCTCCTATGAAAAGAATTGAATAACGTTTAGACAGAGTAAGACACAAGCTACGATAGGCCACGGTGAAATAGGTGGATTCTTATCTGCTTTGATTTGTTCACGAAGTCGCTTTAAGTCTGCTTCCATCTCCCTGATTGAATAACGGTCATGACCACAAATAGTCTCAGTCCTACCGCGTAGATTGTCATTAAGATGGTTAATACGCTGTTGTTGAAAGTCAATCTTAAAGCGCAACTGATTGTTTAAGTCTTGTAGCTCCTCTAAGTGTTTATTCTTCTCGTCAATTGTCTTATACAGTTGAAGTACCTTAGCTTCACAACAAGGATTCATGATAATAATCTCCAATGATAAATACTAAAGATGAGACTTAAAGAGAAGATTTAAAGATAAATCTTAAAGATATCTTACAGTCTTCCCTTATCGTCTCTTTCTTCCCAATAGTCAGGATTAATTCAGTTAGAACGAACAGTGGTTCCTATAGTCAGGGTTAATTAGAGTTCCCCATAAGGGCAATCACATTTCGATACCGGATTACCACGAAATGGACAACGTTGTTCACCAGTCATGACGAAGACACAATAGGTCAGGAACACGAAGAATACTAAGACTGGAATCATGCCTTAACTCCCTCAGCTCCCTCAAGGTCACGCCAACGCTGAAACGATGGATGACGTAGTGAACCTTTAGGAGTCTTCTCCATGTACTTAACTTGAACTGGACGGCCATTAAAGCAATCATCGTGTCCGGTCTTATAGACAAGGTTGGTGTATTCTTCCATTTGTTCTTGGGTAATACCGTTAGCATCGACCACCACGCCATTCTCTAAGAGAACTTGGAAGCCTATTACCTTTCCTTCATTGGCCAGACCTACAGTTCCCCAATTGACACCAACAACTGTACCATCAATTTCACCTTCAGGTTTCATCTTCCAGTAGCCAGTCTTCTTGCCTCGCTTCCAGTTAGTCATTGGGTCTTTGATAATGAGACCTTCATGACCTTCTGCACGAACCTTCTTGAAGAGTTCTTCGAGACTTGCCATATCGTACACCTCATAGGTCTCTTCCTGTTTCCAATCCATTTCTGGTAAAAGCTCCCACAGTTGATGCATAAGGACTTTGACTTGCTCATACATCACACAATAAGGAACCTCAATCTCAGTGTCTGGTGAAGCTTTAATGGCACTTAATGGCAACACTCCGTAGACCTTGTACTCCAACTTGCTAACATGGATAGCTTCTTTACGACGAAGCATACCGGAGCCAGTGTTGAAATCCACGCCCTTGACCATTACTTCACCATCAATCACCAGACCTTCAGGATACAGCGATTCTTCCAGTAGTTGCCCTAAGAGAATCTTGTGCTCATCGCTAATGAATAGTTCACGGAGAGCCGGAATAGCCTTGTCTGTACGAGAGATAGCGACCATACGAGCAGCAGGTTTACCTTGAATATCGACAGTCGGTGTAATCACTAAGTGACAGCGTAAGCCATCATACTTAACAGCAGCAATAACGCCTCCAAGTTCCATCACCTTTTGAATCGCTGATTCTTTGAATGAAACTGCTTTGAATGGATTAATCTTAAAGTTTGTCATGTTGATAATCTCCTATGTGATTTGAGAAAGGTTGAACGTTAGTTCCTATAGTCAGGGTTAATTCAGCGAGGGATGCGCTTAGATATAAAGGAACACGCGCACGATATATAGTCAGGGTTAATTCAGAGCGATATCGGAGGATAAAAAAAGACCACCAGAAGGTGGCCTAAAGTCAAGCGTTAGTATTAAGAGAAAGTGTATAGAGACTTGAGGATTTCTCTCAGCTCCAAGTTACCTTTACGTGGTAGAGCTGGCATCTTTTCAATTTGAGATTCGTGAAGTTGTTTCTCAAACTGGTTGTAGAACTCTTGGATTACATCATGTTCTTCATAAGTCTCTACCATTGTTTCACGTACTGCACGGAACATCTTAGAAGCAAAACCAGCATGGCAACCAAAACTGTCGTGAATCATAGCGAAGGAGTGGATACCGTACACTTTGAAGCACTTGTTGACTGTCATTTGTAGGTGACTCGCATCCATACTGTGAACGAAGTTAGGAGCGATACCTGAAGCTTGTTTAGCAGTGTCAATCTCTTTCTTATCGCGCATGTTCAGTTTCAACTGTAAGCGCATAGAGCCAAGGATTACACAGTCGATTACTTTCTGTTCTTGCTTGCAATACTCAGACCATACAGGGAAACCGTTAGGAGTTGTCCAGTGTACAGGCATTGCGTGTTTCAGAATCTCGCCTGACTTCTTGTCTTTCACCTCAGAAGACACCAGTTTAGCGGCTGATTGTAACCATTGCATAGCTTCTACAGCAGCTACCACAGTTTTACTTACAGCATCCCAAATGAGCTTCGCCATGAAACGACAAGCTTGTGAAGGTTCAGTGAACATTGTACCTTTGCCGTTGTCAATAGCTGGCATCACAGTGTCTTCAAACACTTGGTCAGCGAAGCCATACTCCTTAGAGCCATAAGCCAGAGTCATAACTGAGCGTTTAGTTACTGAGCGAGTAACGCCATATTCTAACCATTGAGCAGCCAGAGTACGAGTACCAAGCACCAGACGTTCAGTAATCTCACCAGTTTTCTTGTCTTCGAGGGTTTGCATCTCGTCTTCTGTACCACTAATCACAAGGTCACGTAGGACTTCATTTACTTTCACAGCAACGATACCATAGATATCTTGTGGTTTATCAGCAGGTAGCAGGTTAACAGCAGCTCCACCGATTTCATCACGTAACATCGCTGAGAAGTGTTGCAGACCAGAACAAGTACCATCAAAGGCCAGCGGTAAGCTTGACTCAAAGCTCGGTTTCTTACCTGCTTTCACGTATGCTGCCCACTCGAAGCAGAACGCAAGGAAGCAGAACGGAGAGTCTTGCTCAGCCCACCAAGTGAAGTCTAAAGGAGCCTCAGCACTCGCAATGATGTTAGCCTCATTATCGTTTACCCATTTAACACGGTCTTCAAGCGATACTTTGTCAACGCCTGCACAGTTCGCACCGTGAACAGCCAACCAATAACCACCGTCGATACCTACAGGAACTTTCTTAGCGAAGGTCAGTAAGCCTTTCACCATATCGTTACCTTGTGGATTGAACATCGGGATTGCATATACGCGACCACGCCAGTCCATGTTATATGGAAAGTAAATCTCGTTGTACTTACTGAACTTGTTAGCTTGACTTAAAGCGAACTCCAAGCTGATTCGACGAGATTGGCGAGCCTTCTCTTTACGATAGATTGCAGCAGCAGCCTTCTTCCACTTCTTCAGCGACTCCTCGTTGTTGTCGATATCTTCAGGTTTCTCAGGTAGAGCAAGCTTGTCGATTGACGGAACGTCTTCTACCGGACAATTAGTCCAAGTAACCACGTTGTTAACTACAGCAAGAACATCTTTGTTAATGCGCCATGCTGTCTCTTGAATAGTGTTAATCGCATCGTAAACTTCTGGCATATCCACTTGACGATAACGGTCGAGAGCACGCTTAGAGCCTACACGGATTAGATTCAGTGGACGACGACCTTTAGCCCAATATCCACCACCTTGTACACCAGTCCAACGCTTAGGTTTGACAATCATTGGTTGATACATCGGTGAGATTCCTGCCAGAGCGTGAGCACGATTAGTCAGTTTCTCTACGTATTCAGGCGCAAGGTGTAAAGCTTCATGGTCTTTATCTGGAATACCTTTGAACTTACGCTCAAGTTGAACCATGCCAGTCGCTTCAATCAGCATCTCAATAGCACGGATACCAACGTGAAACTTAACGTCTTTTTCCCAAGCTTCATGCGTAGAGTTTAACTCGCCTTTATCTTGCATACCAGCTTCCACAGCTTCCATGTATGCTTTCTTGTAGATGAACCCATTACGCTTGTCTAAGTTAGGCTTTACGCGCTCCTTGAAGTGTTTGATTTCTTCGTCACGGATACGACCAAAGCGAATCTCATCTTCGATGTTACCACCGATAGCCATTGCTACACGTTGAACCGGAACAGACTCTTCTTTAGCAAGGATATTCAGAGTGGTCTTAACGATAATAAACGCAGCAGACTCAGGTTTAATCATAGCGAAGTAACCTTTTGATACATGAGGTTTACCGCGCTGTTTCATCTCGACAAACTCAGTGATACGAGCTGCCAGTGCAGGAATTAGAGTGTCTAATAGTGGTTTCGCCACAGCATTATCAGACACCTCACCACGTTCTACTTGACGTTCCATCGCTTTGATGAATCGCGCTTCACCTAACTGGTAAGATTCATGCTCAAGCATCAACTGTTCAGCAGCCAGAGCCTCACCGTAAGAGTCTGCCAATACGTTGAACGGTAGGATTGCAGCAGAGATATCTGAGAAGTTGTGAGATTGTGGTTTGATTACGTTAGCCATGTTAGCTGTCCTATAATTAATTACGATTAGTTAATCCAAGGTGTTCCGTTTGTAATGTGTTGGAACAGTTCAATTATCGGTGAAACAAAAGCGAAAGTCAATACGATATACAGTAATTTCTCAAACATCTTATCACCTCGGTTAGTTAAGAAGTGTTATCCATAAAGCCCACTCATATCGCGTGTGAATGAGCTTGAGTATATCACTCTATCAGTTTACCACACAAGGATAATCATTAAGACACCGAAAGTCAACCAGAAGTATTCTAAGGATTTACTCATACAATATATCTCACAGGATAGATTCGACCTCGGAAATCAGCTATCTTAGCGTTATGCTTCTTGATAAACTTCTTGACTCGACGTTTATTTAATAGACCACAATCAATGAAACACTTGGTTGTGTTGTAGGCAATTACTGTACTTGCACCATAAGCCATAGCCATTGTAGCAGCTTTAAAGTATTTACTTGTCTTCATTTGGTTAACGCTCCTAAAGCACGTCTTAATGCTGTAATCTCTTCCCGTGTCTGTTTATGTTCAGGTAAGAAGCGTACATCGTGATTGAAACTCTCAGCCCAATTCTCGATAGCTCGCAGATTGGATTCCTTCTGTGCTAACGCATAGTTCAGCGCATGGATAGCATCTTTCATTATATCTACAGCCATTATATGTTTATCTCCAAGGACTTAAATCAATATCTTTCAGAATATCCCAATCGTTCCACCCAGCAGAGTAACAATGACTGAGCGTCTTTCGTCTGTTAACGTGAATGGTACTAACTACCGTGACAAACTTAGTGTCATCTTCCTGTGCAATCTCAATAGATACCCAAGGAACATCAGTGGTATAGGTTCTAATCATTATAGAGACTCCTATTACTTAGCTAACCAGTAAGTGAAGTTAGTGTCCAGCGTGTAGATACCAGCTTCGTGAGCTTCCTCAGCAGTCACTTGTGTCCAGAAACCTAACTCTTCTGACCATGAATTACTCCACAGAGCACAACGACCATTCTCATTGTTAATCACAAGGATACAGTCTTGCTCGAAATCCTCACAGAACAGCGTACACAGGTTCTTAACTTCAGGCCAGCATAGACCATCCATCTTGATTGAAACTTCACGTGTAGCAGCTTCCTGACCTTCTTCCTGATAGACTCCAAGCACAGTCTTCATGTTAGAGATATTGAAGCACATAGTCAAGCGATTCATAGCAGCCTCTAAGCGCATCATGTTAGTTTGCATACTCATATTAGCACGGAATGGTGAAGCAATTACAGTGAACTTGTTGTCAGCATTAGAGATAAACATAGTGGTTATTCCTTATTGTCAGTGTTAATGGTTGTTCGTTATGTGGTGTATCTTATACATCTTATTTTGATATCGAGTCAACAACTTTCGTACGCCTTGTTGATTGCTACTTAACGTTACCAGACTTAGTGACTTCCTTTCGGGTAAGGTCTCTATGTCCCGTCTCGACTGTTATCAGTTACCTGATGTGGTGAATAATACATAGGCCAGACACCATAGTCAATAGGTATTTTAAGATAATCTTTAAGATAGTCTTTAAGTCTATGATTGTAATAGTATTATTCTCTTTATTAGTTATCATCTCTTATAGTCTCCCTCCTTATAGTCAGGGCTTATTGATTGGCTTATGGTCTATCCTTTAGATAGGTCTTGACTTGATGTTAGTCTTGATGATAGTCTTTGATGTATATCTTGATGTATATCTTGATGTATATCTTGATGTATGACTTGATGTATGACTTGATGATTACCTAAAGAGGAGATGATTTGAGGATTAACTTGATGTGAGTCTTGATGATAGTCTTTAAGAATACAGAT